TACCGGACAAGTCGTGATAGTAAGCGTCGTCGAACCAAACTGTCTTGGGTCTGTTGAGTCCAAAGATGTTTACGCCAATAGACGCAGACATATTGGGAAGTGTATCACCTGTATAGGTTGTATGCCATACAATACCAATCTTCGCTGCCTTGATTTTCCTACCTACATCAGAGTTCGCAGGAAAGGCATAGACAATTGTGTTGGGTTGAAACGTAAGATAATCAACTCCGTCGATTGTTTCAGAGTTCAAATCAGATTTGGTGAACATCATGTCACCCTGAATGACACCATTGATACCCAGCTTGGGTAGTTCCTTGAGAGCAATCTTTAGCTTATCGGCGAGCGCACCAGAATAACCATACTTCTTCAGATCAGCATTTGATTTGACGAGCTTGGCATTCTTGGCAAACACACCCTTGGTGCCTACAAAAAACTTTCCATCTTCAGGATCGGTTCCGGCAAAAATGGCAGGGGCACCATCCCATTTTACATGTAGATCAACTTTCTTCTTGGCTTTTCCAACAAGCATGTCTCGAATAGAACGAACGAAGTTGATACCAGAACGCATACCATCAATACCGTACAGAAACATCAAGTCTTCAAGATGTTCAAGATGTAGATTTTTATTCGCGTCTTCTGTCAAGTATTGTATGAATGTTTGCATGATTATGTTTTTCGCTTTCCAGAAGTTCTAGGCTTTGATGCTGACCGGCTAGTTTTTTCTCCACTTTCAGATATTTCTTCATCATAATAGTGAGGATTATCATATTTAGGATCACCTGAAAATTTTATCGCGGACGTAAATGGACGTTCTGCCCATTTACACCGTATGCTAAATAAATTAACACCATCAGTATTAGAAACAAGTATTGAAGTAAAACCGTCATTTGGTTCCAAATAAACATGACTTCTTTTAATACCCTCAACCTTTTTATTGAGGTCGGGTAGTTCTATGGCAGCTTGAAATCCTCTAAACTTTCTAGTATCTGTATAATCTCCCCTACCAGTTACCTTGATATAATACGGTCCTTTAAATTTAGAACCAACAAATTCGTTCATCCAATTTGACCACTCTTCCCATTCCATTTTTAATAGTTTGTCTAGAATAGCATCTCTAATTGCACCAAGAACAGGACTTCCCCACTGATCCTTTATTGCTTGATAAAACTCTTTATCGCCATGTTTCGGATCTCTGTCAATAAACTTATACACCTTATTCTTTTGACCCTTCCCCAATTCCATCCAATTCTTACCAAAAACCATTTGTGAAAACATATTTAATTTAGGACCAAAATTTCTATCATTAATCATATCCTGTTCTAGTTTACCAATATATGTTCTTTCCAAGAATGTTTCACTATTAAACAACTCTTGACTTATTGTGCCTAAGCCCGGATTAGTAAATGGTATCTCACCATAACCTTTTGTTGACTTGGCAGATAAACCAAGCATACAATTATCTCTCCCACACAAAAACTCTACCAGTGTATCAGTAGGATTTGCGCCAGAACCTCCAGTTGGAACATGAGAACCCCACACTTCAGTCAAATTACTTGCTCCTTGAGCAGTCCAATATATCGTTTTTATATTATTAACACCAGTCCCATGTGCATATCCATTTTTTACTGCCCAATCAAGGAACGCACTAGCCATAATTTGAGCGCGTCCCAATTCGTTACGATATTCTTCAACTGTCATCTCTTTCGCATAGGTTTCAAAATTTCTTTTAACCACTCCAGATAATGCAAAATGCTGAAATGGATTGCTTTTGCTTCCGGGCTTCAGAAACCACCCACATAAAATTTCATTAACAGACGCCAATGTAGTTGCAGATGCTTTTTTGTTATTATCTTTATATGGTTTTTTTAATAATGGAATATCTCCCGTAGTGGGATTCATTTTGTTTGTTAGACTCATTATTCTAGCAACTGCCATTACCCGTCTCCCCTTAAAACAATACAATATTATTTATAATAGGGAGTGGTTTCCGTCACCATCATTTGAATAAATAACGTCCTTTATACCAAAGTTAGCAATGGCACGCTGGCAGCCGATACAAGGTTTCGAGTTGCCCCATGTCAGTTTCTTTCCCGGTCCATTAGAATCATACTTCACGCGGCAAACATACAGAGTTGCCTTTTCCATTTCATCCTCGGAAATCTGTCTCAAAGCATTCTTGATGGCATCCGTCTCTGCGTGTAGAAAGATGGCATCATCATGCTCCGAAAAACGAGAATGAAATGGGTGTGACTTCTTCTGATTTACCCCGTAGGATATGATTTGATTTTTATATACGATTGCCGCAGCATGTCTCGCACCAGTGCGATTCATGTCTCGATCAAGGTCACGAGCAATGTCAGCAAGTATCTCTAATACTTTCGCGTTTTCCATAATAAAAAAGCAATAACCCAGAGTCTAGGTTGTGTGACCCAAACTCTGGGTTATTGGTCAAACCTACGCATTGGTGTCGTTCGACGCCTTGCCAAAGTTTGCGCCAAGAACATTCACGGTGTCGAGAATAAACTTGACGATCTTATTGTCACTCTCGTTAGGAGTAAGCGTAGCTACGATAGCTGCAACTCCAACAACGTGAACGATAATATCGAAAACACTCTTTAATAGTTCAACAGACATAATAATTCTCCTTTGATTGACAAAAATCTGTCCTTTTATTTAGTCAACAATAAAATCGGAAAACGCATTCCGATTTTTGGTAGATGAAGAAATGTCACTATCCTTCATCAAACCATCTTGTGCATCCTCCTCACAATCAAAGAGGCGCATCTTCTTTCGATCAACTCCAATCACAAATCTACGCTTGGCAGTCATATCTGAATAACGATTCTTGAGCTGCTTCACCATGATCTGATTCATCTCGTCCAGTTCATCTGTACGAATCAAGGCAAGGAACAAATCTGCTGTAGCAGGAAGACCAAAACTTTCTGCCACATCTTCCATCGAAACATCACTACTGGCAGACCCAGAACGGTTGATCTGTGTCGCAGTAACGATCGGAACAACAAGTTCTACTGCCAACCCACGAAGTTCTTCTGCGATGCTTTTGATCTTTTCATAGCTATTTACATTGGCACCTCGATAAACCATAGATTGACACAAGTTGATATAGTCGATGAAAATCAAATCAGGAACAAACTTCTTCTTCATCGAAAGTTCTTTGACCAAGTGTCGAAAGTGTCCTGCTCCAGCTTGAACTGTTGGATACTCCTTTACGATAAGTTTACCAATCGTCTTTTTTCGTAAAGACTCAATCTTCTTATCGTAAAGCTGTTTCGGAAGATTCTTCAGATCAGCCATAGAAACATTCATCAGGTTCGCATCTATTCTCTCAGAAATCTTCTCCTCTGCCATCTCAAGTGTAATGTATAAAACATTGTGACCATCTGTCATTGCGCTTGCTGCCATGTGACACATTGCCAATGTTTTACCAGCACCCGGAGATGCCATAAGAACATTCAAGGTTTTGGTTATCAATCCGCCTTCTGTAATCTCATTCAACAATGTAATATCAAAAGGAATGTGTTCCTCTTTTCGATTGTAATAAGCAAACCGATCTTCGGAGTCCTCAATATAATCGTGACCAATATGAGAATCGAAAGATACAGAAAGTGCTTCTGTCAACAGAGCAGGAATGGCACCCTTATCTTTCTTTGTGTCTCCATTGAGAATCTGAATAGATTCCATGATCGAGTTATAGATGGCTTTGTCTTGACAAAACTTTTCGGTCGTATCGTTTAGCCACTTCTCGTCATTGTTGGTATCAGTCTTATCTATCTCAACGATTTTATCAACAACCGATTCATAAGAGTTACCAAGGTTCTTTTTCTCTTCAACCTCGATAAGCAAAGAATCTTTTGTTGGATTTGTATTGTATTTGTTTATGTAATCTATGATCGTATCGAATACAATACGATCGACCTGATCGTGAAAATACTCACTGCGAAGAAAGGGAACCGCTGTTTTTATAAACGACTCGTCTTTCAAAAGACTCGCCAATATCACTGTCTCCGTCCGTGTTGTCATGCTCAACCCTCATATTTTTTGACGCTTCCTCTTGAACCAAATCTATTAATATACCCAAAAGAAGTTGGTCAAAACTCTCTTTCATTTCTGACGGATAATCTACATCACGAATTTCTTCTGGTATGTGAAGAACTTCAAATTCATATTCAGCTTTTGGTGTGTCTTCATCAGTTTCAGGCTTTGAAAATCTAAAATCTCCATACTTATATTTTAAACCAGAAAAAGGACCATCTATAATTTCAACAGCACCTTCCGAACCATCTTTTGGATTATAAATTAATCTA